GCATAATACTTAATAAATTTGAGGCGGGACACAATCCCGCCTCATTTAACATATAGAAAGAAAAAACCATGAATAAATACTTAGTTAAAATTTTTACAAAAAATCTACAAACACAATTTCAAATCGAAAGTGATAAAGAGATAAATGATGCGGATGAGCTAAATAAACCTATCATTGACTTTCTAGGAAAATCTGATATTAAATGGGAACAAAATGATTTGCAATACAATAGTACTGCAAATGATTTTTATATAACCTATGAGGAGGTTACAAATGGCTCAGGACAACATGGTATTGTTCGCGAAGAAACTGAAACTCGAGTCTAGATGGAACGAGCTGTTTCTTGAAAACAAAGGACAAATTACCGCTGAAATGTCTGTGCTAGGTGATGAGATCAAACAAACAATTAGATCTATCCTTAGAGCACAAGAAGCACAAGTCCATACTAATCCTAAAGATGGTGAAATTCATCTTTACGCTGGTTAATTAGGACTTTACATCATTGAAAGTGTCAATCATTCCTAGGGATCTCTTGCACTCTACTAAAATCTAGTATATAAATTATTCACTATACATAAATTATATTCTACATAGACGCGTATAGTCGACGGCCTAGAGACTATGTGGAATTAACTAGGAGGATACACTATGGCACAAACTACATTTACAGGACCAGTCGTTGCACTTAACGGTTTCATTGGTGGAGCAAATTCAAACTCTACTGCACCAGATACTGCACAAGGTGGCGGCGTTTCTTGGACTGTTTCAAACGCATCAACAGTTACAATTGCTACTGGTAGCAGAGCAGGCGAAACTTTAAGTGCAGTTGGCAATGAAGGTGTTATGATTTATGTTTCTAATGGATACACAGGAAATGCAGTATATGCATTCTCTAATGGTACTACTTGGAAACAAATAATTACTGGCACAGACATTACAGCAAGTTAATTAATATGGAGCCCTTCGGGGCTCCTTTAAAATTTAAGGAGAAAAAATATGGCAGCTAAAGGTGACGTAAAAGCAGTACAGATTACAGCAGCAGCTCAAGTATTTGCAGGTAGAACTAGACTTAGAGGAATTATTCTTTCTAATACAACGACTACAACAATTACAGGATCTGTAACTTTACAAGATGAATCTGGAACTCAATTCACAGCAGAAGTTCCTCCAGGAGATGTTTTTTCATTTAACATGCCTGAAGATGGAATTCTATTTAAAGGTGGAATGACTTGCAGTGCAATCACAAGTGCGAAAGCAACTGTATTGATTGATAAATAGGAGGATCAATGGCAACCTCTGGAACAACAACTTTTGAATCAGGTTTTTATATTGATGATATAATCACTGAAGCTTACGAACGTGTAGGTAGATTTGATTATTCTGGTAATGATATAAAAACAGCAAGACGTTCTTTAAACATAATGTTTCAAGAATGGGCAAATAGAGGTTTGCATTATTGGCAAGTAAAAAATAATTCTATTACATTAGTTGATGGTCAAGCAGAATATGTAATGTATAGATCAACAGCTGATGGTACTTCAAGTCCAAATTCAGTTTATGGTGTTGATGATATTTTAGAAGCAAGTTATAGAAATGCATCTAGTGTTGATACACCACTTACAAAAATAAATAGATCTGAGTATCAAGCATTTTCAAATAAAACATCTACAGGTGTTCCTTCACAATATTTTGTACAAAGATTTATTGATAGAGTAACTATTACTTTATACCTAACTCCCGGAAGCACAGAAGCCGGAAACTTTTTAAATTACTATTATGTCAGCAGGATTCAGGATGCCGGGGCCTATAGTAATGAAGCAGATGTACCTTACAGATTTGTACCTTGTATGGTTGCAGGACTTGCTTATTATTTATCACAAAAATTTAATCCACAACTTGTTCAACAAATGAAATTACTTTATGAAGATGAACTCAAAAGAGCATTAGAGGAAGATGGATCTTCAGCAAGTTCTTTTATAACACCAAAAACGTATTATCCAAATGTCTAGATCAAACGGTAAATATGCACAATTTATATCTGATAGATCAGGTCAAGCATTTCCATACAAAGAAATGGTTATCGAATGGAATGGATCAAGAGTCCATATCTCTGAATTTGAACCTAAGCATCCACAGTTAGAACCAAAACGACATACTGCTGATCCACAAGGTTTATTAAATGCAAGACCACAAACTTTTACAGTTGCTTCAGGAGATGGTGGATTTATGACGGTTGATTTAACTTTACCTGGAGACTTTGCTTTTGAATCAAACAATGGTATGGTACCAGATAATGGCTCTAAAATTAATGGTAAGAGACAAGGTAAAATTAGTTTAGGAAGTGTAACGGTAACAACATAATGACATACGCAGAATTAGTACAAAAAATTAGAGATTATACTGAAGTAGATAGTAATGTTTTAACGTCTACTATTGTTGATGGATTTATATCTGATGCAGAATTTAGAATTTTAAGAGATGTAGATTCTGATAATAACAGAAGATATGCAACAGCTGACTTAGTAGCTGATCAAAGATTTATTGATACACCTGATAATTTATTAGTTGTTCGATCTGCACAAATAGTAAATGGTGGATCAGGTAGTACTAGAAACTTTTTAGAATATAGAGATACAAGTTTTATGTCAGAATATAATTCAACAGGGGCTACAGGAGAGCCAAAATATTACAGTATGTGGGACCAAGATACAATAGTTTTGGCTCCTATTCCAGATTCATCATATCAAATTCAATTAAATTATATCTTGAAAGATCAGGGATTATCGAGTACAAATACTACTACATATTTAAGTCAAAATTTTCCCAATGGCTTATTATATGCATGCTTAGTTGAAGCATTTAGTTTTCTAAAAGGGCCAAATGATCTCTTGCAATTATATGAAGGAAAGTATAAACAAGTGGTTGAAGGCTTCTCTATAGAACAAATGGGAAGACGAAGACGAGATGAATATCAATCAGGTGTTCCTCGAGTCGGCGGAAAATAATAATAAGGAGATAAACTATGGCTATAACACAGGCACTTGCAAATTCTTTTAAAAAAGAATTATTGGAAGCTGATCATGACTTCACGCAAACGACTGGTGACAAGTTTAAAATCGCTCTTTATACTTCTTCAGCTACTCTAAACTCAGCAACTACTTCTTACACAACTAGTAATGAAGTTGGAGATTCTGGTCAATACGCAGCAGGTGGTGGAGCATTAGTTAATAATGGTACATCAATTGCATCAGGTGTTGCGATCGTTGACTTTGCTGATAGATCATTCACTGGTGTGACTTTGACTGCTAGAGGGGCTTTAATCTACAACACTTCAGCAACTGTAGCAAATGCAGCTGTTGCAGCTTTAGATTTTGGAGCAGATAAAACAGCGACTTCAGGAACTTTCACTATTCAGTTTCCAGCATTTACAACTTCAGCAGCGATTCTAAGAATTTCTGGGTAATAGGCATAGGAGGTATTTCCTATGGCTAATGCTTGGGGTGAAGCGCTCTGGGGTCAAAACGCATGGGGCGAACAATCTGACGTAAACGAAATTTTAACAGGTGAAGCATTAACTTCTTCACTTGGTAATGAGACTATTACTGCTGATTGTAATGTAACTCCAACTGGAATTTCTATAACTGCAACAGAAGGAACCGTAACTGAAATAATTGCAGTTGAAGTTTTTCCTTCTGGACTTTCTTTTACAACAAATCTTGGAATAGCGGACGCCGGTCCAGATGCAATGGTAACAGGTTTAAACACCGCTACTGCATCTGTTGGAAGTGTTGAAGCTTATAACTTAGAAGGTTGGGGAAGATATTTCTATGGTCAATTTGTTTGGGGTGCAACAGGTGATTGGGCTCAAGCAGATTTAACAGGTATTGCATTATCAGCTAATTTAGGAAATGAAATAATAACTGCAGATGCAGATGTAATACCTACAGGTATAGGTATGACAGCTGCAGAAGGAATCGTGGATCCGGCTCCAGATGCAGAAGTTACAGGTATCGGATTTGATGCTTCTCTTGCTGTTGGAACAGTAGTTATTGGAGAGGCAAATGTAACCGTTGTTGGAGAAGGTTTTGCAGCAGGTCTTGGGGTAGGTAATTTAGATGCTGTAACACTTGTAGATTTGACTGGAATATCTATGTCTGCTAATGTAGGTAGTATTACAGCTAAAGGTTTTGCTAATGTATCTTTAACAGGTTTTGGCTTGACAATGGCTGAAGGAACGAATAGAACATTGGTATGGAACCAAGTAAATACAGGTACAGCGCCTACTTGGACAGAAGTTGACACAGCTGCATAAATTTTATAAAATATCGTATTATAAGGAATTTAAAATATGGCAAACTCAACATCAGCTAATTTAAAATTAACTGTACAAGCAACTGGTGAAAACTCAGGAACTTGGGGACAGATTACAAATACAAACTTATTAATTCTTGAACAAGCTATTGGTGGTTATTCTGGTTTAACAGTAAACAACACTTTAGGAAATACTTTAACTTTCACAAACGGTGCTTTATCAAATGGTAAAGACCAAGTAATTAAATTAACAGGTACATTAGCTGCAAACGTTAATGTCGTTGTTCCAGATTCAATTGAAAAAACTTACATCATTCACGATGGTTGTGACCATGCAAATTATACTTTAACTTTCAAAACTAGTTCAGGTTCAGGTGTTGCATTATGTGAAGGTCATAAATATGTTTTATATTCAGATGGTACAAACATTGAAAAAGCTTCTGAAGAAAGAGTATGGAGAGCAATCACTGCTGCTGAAACTGTACAAACAGGTGCACAAATTTTAGCAAATACAAATGGTGGAGCATTCACAATTACTCTTCCTGCTTCTCCAAGTGCAGGTGATGAAGTTTCATTTATTGACCAAGGATATGATTTTAATACAAATGCATTGACCGTTGGAA